GGTGATGGTGATGGTGATGGTGATGGTACTGGTGCTTCGTCATAAACAACCCCATGTTCATAATAATGTTTTCCAACCCGGTTCAAGTTGGATAACATCAACCACCACGCCTTCAAATAGGAATGTTCTGTATATGAGAGATGTTCCGACCATTTCGCACAAAATCGACGAACATGAGGTGCCGCAATCGCATTTTTATATTGCGGCATCGATGGAAACAGGTGATGCTCGATCTGAAAGTTTAGATACCCCATAATCCATGTAACCAACGCGGATTTGTTCGAAATATTTACCGTATGGTGAACAGCGTATTCAAACCAAAGAAGATGTTTGTCTTCAGGAATAACGCCAGTAAATGTATGTGAGAGAGAGAAATGGCCGAATAGATAGATGAAGTTCCAATAATTCACGACCATCAGAAGAAAATAGGAGTACGTCAAGCCATATCCACCATAATTCGAAAAAATAAGAGGAATGATGATATGGGATAATGACATACATATTACTTCAAACGCAGTTTCGAGCCATACTTCTCTCGTTCTTGCCGAAGAGAACCGGTGAAATACCTTCTTCGGATGAAGATAATACATCCAAAATAAATGGACGAAGACGCCGTTGACGATGGGCAAAAACGTCCATGCTTGGAAACGCATCCACCATCGCTTCATAAACCGTGCGGCTACTCTACCATTCGTATTTTCTTCAAAAGCTCTGTCGAAAAATGCGACAAATGGTGTTGTATCTAGGTCGATATCATGCTTAATTTTCTGCGGTGTTGCGTGATGTTTTTGATGCATCGAATTCCATACGGACGAACTAACACCTCCACCGAATCCCATCGTAAACGTTTGGATTGCTCGGTCGATCGCGCGGATTCCGGTAAAACTAAGGTGACCGCATTCATGCTGAACCCATCCACAACGCGTCTTAAATGCGATGAACGAGAGAATCGATGCGTATATATTATAAGACGCCAGCCACGTTCCCATTCCAAAGTAAAATGCGAGTTCAAGAAGTCGGAAATAAACGTGAATATAGTCAGGTTCAAAGCATCCTTGCTCCACGAGGGTGGCGCGCATCTCTCGGAAATCGGCCGTCATTTCTTGCTGTTGTTGGGTAAGTTCCACCGGAGGTGTAGGAGATGACGTTATTTCTGACCCATCACCATCATTATAATGCGGAAGCGAACGTAGGACATTTTTAGCCTTACTTGACCGATAATGAAACTCGTTGAATATTTCGGTTGCGTCGGGAGAATTCTTCGCGTAATTGATAATATTCCCACCAGGGTGTTTGAAATCGGTGATGTCATACGTCGTACCTTCGATGGTAATCGTATCGCGTTTGGTTGAGGCGCATAACATTCTTGAATAAAATGACTATACAATATCGATATATAATAACAGAAAATATGTTTATATTATATAAACTCTCGTTATTATGAATGCCGTTAGATCCGCATCGCCCACATTACTCGTGAATGAATTTCTCTCGGGACTCACGATTGCGCTCTTATTGATTCCCGAATCCATCGCATTCGCATTCATAATGGGATTGTCGCCAAATACAGGCATTCAAAATACGATGGTCATGTCTCTCATTACATCATTATTCGGCGGTATGCCAACGATGATTTCGGGTTCCACCGCGGCAGTAGCCACTTCCATCGCTGGAGTATCCACCTTACTCGGGAAAGAATACATTATTCCAACGGTTATCGCTGGCGGGGTTATCCAGATAGTAGCGGCGATGACAGGGTTGTACAAGTACATCACTTATGTTCCAAAACATATCATGTCTGGATTTTTGATTGCGTTGGCCGGTCTTATCGCGGTTCATCAACTCGATAATTTCAAAGATAAGGAACATAAATGGTTCACCGGGCTTAAAATGGCGAATACGACTCTATTCACGATCATATCTACGTTGATAGCATTTTTCGGTGTTATTAAAATTACGCACAGCACCGACCAACATATCCATATACCCGGCGGTCTTGTTTCGATGTTTGCGATAACAGCGTTTATTTACATATTTACGCAATATTACAATATTGACCGCGTGAAAGATAACGGTGCGATAGATTCAGAATTACCTTCTCTTATTTCCATCGAGGGTATTTATCCTGGTAAAATCAATTATGACGTTGATCATCTTATGAAAATGCTGCCTTTTTCAGTTGCGATGGCATTTACCGGTTTATTGGAATCGTTGATTATGGTGAGGGATGCCGAGAGCGCACTCGGTATTAAAGGCGATTCATTTCGCGAGAGTATCGTCCAAGGTATCGCAAATGTTGCTACAGGGCTGACCGGTGGGTTCGGCGGTTGTGTGTTGGTCGGGCAGAGCAAGCTGAATTTAGCAAACGGCGCGAAAACCCAGTTTTCATCTGTGATAACGAGCGTGCTTTTTATCGTCATATGTCTATTCTTTGGACGCGCGATCAACGAAATACCGATTGCGGCGGTAGTCGGCGTCATGTTGCTGGTCGTTTATAAAACCGGCGACTGGGATAGTTTATTCAAACCGCAATCATTTGACAGACGATGGGTCGTCACGATTATTACCGCGATTGTCGGGTTTGTATCCGGCAGCTTGACACTTGGTGTTATTGTTGGCGTCATCCTAGATAAGATCGCGGCGCGGGTGTGAAGAGATAAAATTGAAATAGTAAATGATTGAAATAGTATGTGATTGAGTATTATACATCATTATCACCTTTACATCAGAGATGTCGAGAGAATTGTTATCAACAATCGAATCCGGCTGCTATGGAACTATGAAAGTTGAATGTGGAAAACTCGTATTCGAAGCATCCGGTGTTGTTCCGGGTCATCCGATTGGCCTTGTTCCTAGTGCGCCGCCACTTGTGGAAGACAATCGGGTTATCGATGAACTGCGTGATGAACTGAGAGAAACGAAAGAGAGGTTGGCTGTTTTGGAACAACAAGTCCAACAACTGTTCAAGTTTCGAGAGGCGGTTTTCTCCCCAGCAATGAACGACACGTATGGAAGTAGGGTGGACTTTATAAATTTCAATACCAATTTCATAAAATTCGTTGAAGCAGGGGCAGCAACATATGATGTAATGATTGGAAATCATCCTACTCCATTTTGGAATGGTTGTCGGAGGGGGTCGCATGCTGGGGGCGTGTCAATGACCGAAATTATAAGACTTCTGAACACTAACCTACGCGCGGATATGATAAACCATTTCATCATCCGCCCTCGTGGAACGAATACCCCTGATTGCGGGGTCGTCATCAAGTTCATCATTGACTGGATGGAAACATCACCCAACCATATCAACATCACAATCTCAAATACAACCGAAAATCTTGCCATCGGGTTTGTCGTCGGTCTTTGTGAGCGGCTTAACCCAGATAAACTGTCAAAGCTCATCATCACTCAAGCGAAAATGTGTGAACATACCGAGCTCAAAAACAAAGTAAACAAGGGCGTGTTCAAAAAAATGGCGTTCGATAAGTTAGTTGCGTCTCTTTAAGTTGTCGTCGTCGTAAAGTAATAAGAATACTATTTTTTACTATAAACATAAAATTGATTCCGTTATGTTTATATTGAAGATAAAGGCATGATTATGATTTATTCATTCATTCGCTGGTTCATTCGTATATTTAAAATGCCCGCAACAGGTTCTGATACTCCGACTATCGTCCCTGCGCCAGAACCTGTTTCTGACGTCGAAATGGACACCGAGACCGACGCCGACACCGACGCCGCGGCCATGTATTGGCCTCTTACTATAAGATCGGTTAGCAAATGCGACCTATCTTATTTAAATGACAAGTGGTCAGAAGATATGATTCGTGACGGAATGCGCGCAATCATTCGCGCGGGTCAATTACAACAAGTCAAGTCCAAAGAAATCAACGTATGGAAGCATCTCTCAGAGTATAGCCCACCAGAAGGCCACGGGTTCCAGTTCAGCGCAGGACACGACGATATCGTTACTCAGGTTCAGAATCATATGGAGGTCGGGCATTCTGGTGCGAGCATGGGATGGACGATGCGCAATATCGAGTTCATCGCGAAGAATGGACTTCCTGCGCATCGAGCGATGTTTCTTGAAAGTCGCCGTTGTCGTGACCAAAAGCAGAAGGATTGATAAGTGATTTATAGAGAGGTTTCACAATAGCACGGTAATCCATCAACATCAATCAAGATATGCGTATTTTTACCTTCTTTCAGGAATTTAGCCGACATCGATGCGTGTTTCTTATATTTTTTATGCGTGATCTTATACTCGTTAAAGAGCGGATTGTGGATTTCCTTTGCGGGAATGTGGCCATGAACCGACCGTGATATCATCTTATAGAGTTTGAAATCGGGATATCTCTCCTCACCGCTTGATTTGTAGAGGACGTTTCGCCCCTTGTCGTCTGTTGTCCATTTCACAACCAACTTTATAATCGGGTCGGATTTACACAGCTTTTCTACCTTGTGTAGGTCATAAATGAAATAGTCGAAAAGTGCGCAGGCGAAACGGCATAAATCGAAACTATAATTCGGTTCGACCGTTGGTTTTTCTGGGTTGTAATACGGGGGGAAATTGTATTGGGTTGCTGCGTCGCCCTTGGGGTGAAAACTGTCGCTACAAATCAGCTCTCCGCGGAATTTGTAGATCGCGCGGCCGAAATCGATGATCTTGAAAATGCGACCATAGGTTGGAACCTTGTAATGTTGACCGTCATATAAGTAGTAAATGAATTCTTCGGTCGTTTCAACGAACATGATGTTATTCGTGTGAAGGTCGTTGTGTGTAAAAGCAAACATTTTTTGATAAATGACGAGTGTCATAATTACTTGGAACAAAAGCGACATCCATTCTTCTTTTGTTAATTCGTCTCGCATCATAATATGGTCAAGCGTGCTGACGCATTTTTCAAGTAAAATTGCCTGGATCGGGAAATCTTTGATTTTTACGATAATCTGCTCGTCGTCGCTGTAATCGGTATAAGATGACATTTCGCTGTCGCTCTCCTTTTCACAGTCTTCATCAGTATCGCGGTTATCATCATTCTTTTTTTCACAGTCGGTACTTATTTTCTTGTCGCGTTCGCCGCCGTCTTCGTCTTCGTCTTCGTCGTCGTCTTCGTCGTCGTCTTCGTCGTCGTCTATAGTAGTATAAGATGAATTTGACTGTGATGTATCGCTGTCGTCGCTGTCGTCGTCAGAATGTACGTTACGCCGACTTTCACTCACGTTATTACCTCCAACAGTAGTACTATCTAATACGCGTGAATCTTTTTCTTCGCTTCGTGAATCAAAATCGTCAACATGTATTTCTACAACGTCGAGAGACGACGCCGACGCCGACGCCGATGCTTCTCCGGAGTCGATACTAGATGTCGGTTCGAAATGTGTTATTACCGTCGGTTCGAAATCAATTACATCTTCTAGAATCGATATAGGCTTATTTAATACCGGATTCAACTTATTTCGGAGTTTCAACCATTTATGATCACGCATACTCGATTCATCATCTCCAAACTGCGAGTAATCGATTGTAAAACGTTCATTTTCATATGTATTAAAAAAGGAACAGTCAGCCAAATATTCGATATCATCAAATACATTCGTTGAAAACTCACGTTGCTTACAAAGATAGCTGCCATAGTAGTCTAAGCCATGAACAATACCATGCGTGTGTAGTGCGCGACTTGTCAAATACGAAAAAAACCCATCAACATACGACGAATTATTCCTACTCAACATTTTTTCTTCACAGTTTTCCGGAGTTGAGTCGTATCTAGGAAGTGATGACTTTACCGACGTCGACGCCGACGACGGTTCATATTTCCCAGACAAATATCGTATAGGGTCCAATAGAGGCGAATATTTGACAAACATCGGGACATTCGTCGTATTTCCATGATCGTCGCCGATGACTGTTTCTAAATGATTTAGAGAAGTGGGAAAATTACTCACATTATCGCCACTACGTCTTGTCTCTTCCATAATGTTTGTAGGATGTTCAATAACATTCTGTAAATAATACGTTTGATTCAATTGAATCCCTTTATAATTTGTCTCGTTGAGGTCGAAAAACCTCGAATAAATGGGTATATAATTTTGGATATCATACAAAAGCACCGAATCAATCCTATCCGGTGTATATTTATGTTTTCGATAATGAATGTGAAATGGCGGCGTCATTTTCCTAAAATAGAATAGTATGATTGTTCGATAGAAGTTTTATATTGCTTTTAAACGGGCGGCTTCCATCATAACATTCATCCTTCGTATAAACCGTCGCAAAAAAATATCCGTTGTTTGTATCACCAAAGGTATAGCAGATGAATTTAGAACTCGCGAAATTCGATATGAAGGCCATCAGCTTTCGCCCCGATGAAAATAAGGGCCCCGTTATCGTGCTCATCGGGCGTCGTGATACCGGTAAAAGTTTCCTCGTTCAGGACCTGATGTTTCATCACCAGGATATTCCAATTGGAACCGTCATCTCCGGTACGGAGGCCGGCAACGGTTTTTTCGCAGCCCATGTGCCGAAATTATTCATCCATGATGCGTATAATACCGCCATTATTGAGAACATTCTCAAGCGCCAGAAGGCAGTCCTAAAACAGGTCAAAAAAGAAATGGATACGTATAAGAAGTCGTCCATTGACCCAAGGACGTTCGTTGTATTGGATGACTGCTTGTATGATAACAAATGGACGAAGGACGTGATGATGCGTCTCCTCTTCATGAACGGCCGTCATTGGAAGATCATGTTAGTCATCACAATGCAATATCCATTGGGTATCCCGCCGAATCTCCGCACGAATATCGACTACGTTTTTATCCTCCGCGAGCCATATATTGCGAATCGTAAGCGAATCTATGACAATTATGCGGGTATGTTCCCCACATTTGAGAGCTTTTGTCAGGTCATGGACCAGTGTACCGAGAATTATGAGTGTCTCGTCATCAATAACAACGCGAAATCGAACAAATTACAAGACCAAATCTTCTGGTATAAGGCACAACAGCACGGGCCATTCAAGCTGGGCAGTAAGGAGTTCTGGGAAATATCGAAGAATCTCGGTTCTGATGATGAAGGCGAACAGTCGTATGACCCTAATGCTGCGAAAAACAGTAAGGCGCCGAAGATTAATGTCAAGAAGAGTAAGTGGTGATGTGAAAGTTGGTCTCGGGATGGCGAGAGCGTTTCTCCAAAATGACAAGCGGTTATACAAAATTTAGCATTCAATCGAAACCGCTCTATAATATTATAGAGCGGTTTGCCAAAATTAGCATTTTACCCCTATTTTTCGCTTTTTTGTATAAAAGCGACGACCGTTTTAAACCATCGCTTTCATAATCTTACTTTTTATTTATAAAAGCGA